CCGGAGGCTACCTCTGTTGCTCCGTCGGCATCGGTCTCTCCGTCGGTCTCCCCGGCCGTCTCCACTCCGGAGGCTGCGACAGTCTCCCCGTCCACGGCGTCTGTCGCTCCTTCGACAGCGTCAACGTCTCCGACATCCTCGACAGCCACCCCAGGTCGTTCATCAAGTTCCACTACCGTTGAAAGTTTTGCTGACCCCCTAACCGGGGCTCAGGTTAGCGTAACGAGCATCGACGGCGTTCCGGCGAGCTACTCTGTGGGACCAGCCCCGAACAGTATCGCTGACATTCTGGGGTCTCCAGCAGTATCCATGCTCGCTAATGGTGTTCTATCCGGATTGGTCCCTGGGTACGGGCCGGCAAATCTCGGCGTCATGGGCCTGACTGGTACGTCGATCTACGGCCAAGGTGTAAGCCTAGCAACGGGCCAAGGTCTGCAGACCGGTGGCGGTTTGATGGGCCTAGCCGGCAGCGGAAATCTTGGTGGCGGCACGGGACCCGTAGGCGGTTCTGGGGAAGCTGGTGGCGGCGGTGATGGGGGTGGCGGTTTTGACTCCAATCCGAGAGACCTTGTTCCGACAACGACGGTGGATCAAGCACTGGCCAACCAAGAAGCAGTGCGAAAAACTGTCGCCCCTGTTTCTTACACGACCGCAAACTTCATGGGACAGCCCGTCCCAACCGCTCAGCCCGTAAGCTACCCAACGTACTCCGTGGCCATTCCCCAACCGCGGCCCATAGCGTATGGTACTCCTTACGCTCCCGTTGGTCCCGGTATCGCTTCGATCCCGGCTTTCTTCCGCCGTCCCTCCGGGACAACTCAGTACTACGGTTAAGGTGATACCATGCAGCCAAAGACCCCCAACGTCGAAACCTCTCAGACCATCGTCGGCCAAGGCTCGGTGCCGCTGGCTCAGGAAACTCCCGTCAAGGTTGAAGCCGCCCCGAAGGGCCGGCAGAAGTTCCTTGGTCAGGGTGCCATGCTCCGCAACAAGGGCTTCGTCGTCCGGTGAAAACCTCCCAAGCTGGCGTCGATCTGATCAAGCAGTTCGAAGGCCAAAGGCTCACAGCGTACAAATGTCCGGCGGGTATCTGGACAATTGGCTACGGCCACACCTCCGCGGCGGGAGCCCCGGAGGTCCAACCCGGCATGACGATCACCTACCAAGAAGCGAACGCTATCCTCGTTCGGGATCTTGGTAAGTACGAAGATGCCGTTGACCGCTTGGTCAAAGTTCCGCTGACGCAGAACCAGTTCGATGCTCTCGTCTCGTTCACGTACAACGTGGGCGAAGGAGCGTTGGCCAAGTCCACGCTCCTCAAGAAGCTGAACGCTGGGCAGTACGACGCCGTCCCTGCTGAGCTGATGAAGTGGACCAAGGGCGGTGGCAAGGAGTTGCCAGGTCTTGTGCGCCGACGCCGTGCGGAATGCGCCATGTGGCGTGGGGTGAATGACAACTCTTCCCCTGACATAGACCAAAGCCGCATTGAGCCCGACGCACCTCGGCCGGCTAAGACGATTGCTCAGTCCAAAGAAGCCAACACGGCCCTCGCTGTCGGCAGCTTGTCTGGCGCCACTGCCGTTGCCGACGTGGTCAATCGCTTGAAAGAAGCCGGGGACAATGCCAAGTCGTTCCTCGACGCGGTCATGAACCCGAACGTGCTGGTCCTGATCATCATCGTGCTTGCGGCCATCCTGATTTGGAACTGGCGTAAGAAGAGACTGGAGGAAACGGGAGAATGATCCCGTTCCTATTCACCCCGCTCGGCCGCTATGTAGCACTCGGTGCTATAGTTGTGGCCGTTGCGGGTGGGCTCTATTGGAAGATCCGGTCGGACACCTTGGCCTATGCCGAGGCCCGCCGCGCACAAATCGAACTAGAAAGGGTTAGAAATGCGATACGTGCTGGTGATGCCGTTGATGTTGATCCTGGGAGCTTGCGCAACCCAGACCGTTTCAACAGAGACTAGCTGCTCCGTCTTTGGCTACATTACATGGAGCCAGAAGGACACGGACAAGACAATCCAACAAGTGAAGGTTCA